CTAAACTTGCTTGCGGTGGTGGTTGCTTCATGCACCATGCCTGCCGCATCACGAATGCTTGGTGTAAAACTCTCGACAGAGCAGTCGTCACGCTTTTTGATCCGCGCAACAGTGACGTTGATCGGTTTGCCAGCCTCGGCCACAATTTTAAAATGCTCTGGAGTCCATTCAATGATGGCCCTGTCAAGCCAACCGAACTTGTCGGCAAGCGTGTAGCTGCCGCCTAGCGCGGCAACGCTTGCGGCAACTGCTCCGATGGCTTTGGTAAGGTCAACCATAACTTAGTGCCCCTTGATCCAACTTAGGGTAAACCCTATTCCGCTGGAAATGATCGAAACAAAAGCCATTCCAGCCCAAAACCCGCCACGGCCTTGGTTCGCAAGGGCCACCAGCTTCTCGACATGACCTTCCATCTTGTCGATCTTGGTGCTCATCTCATCGAAGCGGCGTTCGTAACCCTTGACGCGCTCCCACAAGACTCCGTACTTCACTGGGTCGATCTCGGCCATTTCTGCTGATTCCATCATGAAAGTTCCCGTATTTTAACTAATTTGTATTAACGTGCAAGGGCGTTTTGGTTGACTGGTTCATTAGCCAATGTATTAGGAGTTGGTCGATAGTCAGCAGGCATTGCATTTCGACGCTGATACGCTGGCGACATCATTCGCTTGGTCTGCGCTGCACTGGCCGTGTAACCAGCTACCGTACCCAATGCTGCACCGGGAACACCACCTACAATAAAACCCAGAGTACCGCCAACACCGGATCGCGTCAGTCGAGGGTTGAGATCGGTAATCGCGCTGGTGCTTACGACTTTGGGGAAGTTTGCAGCTACTTTGCCAATGTCAGCGCCAACCCCAGTCATGTTACCTTTGCGTTCATTTAGTAGTTTGGCATACACGGCAGGGTCTATGGTTTCGGTTGCGTAGTTAATTGCCCGCTCGTGATCGTAGATTTGAGCCATGCGTTGACGCGCTTGGCGAAAATTTGCCAATGTTTGCGGGTCAGGCGCATTTTCGTCAATCATTTTTTCAAGCGCACTTGCAATACCCATTTGTGCATCTGCCCGCGCCACTTCCGCTGGCGGCGGGTTGTTACCCTTGTCGCGGGCCTTGTACACACTTTGAGCAGTTCGGCGCAATTGACGAATGTCGTCAAGAACTTGAGCACCACTGCGACCCGTTTGAAGTTCTGTTACAACATCGTCAATCAACGCACGAGCAGCAGAGGCTTGTGCTTTTCCACCCAATGTCGCAGGCTTATCAAGTGCCAAAATTGACGATACAACATCATCACTGGCTTGCAGTACAGGCATTGCACGGATTGGATCGTATGGCGCACTAGCTTGGTCAAGAGCGCGATTGATTGCGGCGTCATCCAATCTGTCAGTGACTGCAACACCCAAGTCATTTCGCACTTGTTCTGTAATTTTTTCCAAGTTGAACTTAGACAATCGAGTGTCGATGTCGGCTGTTCCACCTATTACAGATTTCAGCTTATTGGCAACAGTCGGGTTGGATTCAGCAGGGTTTAGAGCGACACCAAGTCGCTGCCCAGCTTGCGCAGCTTCAATTTGAGGTGCAGCCTTGTAGCTTTCAGCAACACGCGCTTCTTGGACACGTTGTCTACGAGCATCAAGTGGCGCTTTGATAACGGGTGCCACTTGCTGCACCGCAGGTTTGGCAAGCGTTGCCATGTTGCCCATCATGTTCAGCGGCACACCTTGCAGACCGGTTTGAGCAAGCGCGTTTGAAATAGCGGCAGTCTGTCGCTCAGACTCAGGACTAACCTGCGGCTGAAAGAACTGCTGCACTTTGCGGCCAGTTTGCTCACCAGCTTTAATGCCCTGCTGTGTACCAAATTGGCCGCTGGTCAACGCCCCGTATATCTTTGCACCCTCTACGATAGGGGCTGTGATTGCGCTGGTTCCCAGTGTGACAGCCGTTTCCAGCGGAGCCATCAATTTACCAAAGAAACCCGACTCGGGGCGTTCCGGTGCAGCGGTGGACGCAGGTGCTTGAACATCAGAGCCGGGGATTTGACTAGCAAGTCCACCACCACTCGATTGCTGCAAGCGCAATCGTGCGCTTGCCATCGCCAATGCTCGCTGTTGCTCAAGGGTCATTTCGGCTGCCATAGTTTCCGCTCCTCGGGTGTCATCACGTTCCAAAGCGAAGAATCAACACCCTTAGGTGCCGGAATGTTAGCCGCAGCAGCAGGCCCAGTTGAGCCAGTAAGAGAAGTCATCGCCGCATCCATTTTAGGCGTCCACGCCTTACCTGCGCGAATTTTTGCGTCTTGAATCAAACTGGTCATGCGGGCTTGCTTGGCTTCACGGTTGCCCGTGTCGTCAGTGTACGATGGAATGTACGCTTCAAATGCGCCCTGCAACTGCTCCTTGTTGTACGCAGCACCGGTTGCTAAGTACAACAGCGCATCCAAAGCATCACGTTGAGCGCCGTTAACGATTTGACGATTTGTGCTTCGAGCCACGTTGGCCGCACCCTCAAGTCCACTTGATTTGAACGCCGCTTCAATGGCACCGGGAGCCAATGCCTTCGGGTCTTTCTTTGTAATCTTACCGATTTCGTCGGCAGCATTGAGCACACGCGCAATGTTGTACGAGGCTTGTTGTTCAGACACGGAAATGTCTTTGTTCTTGGGTGCACCCTTTACAGGAGAACCGGGAGCAACAGGGGCAACAGGTGCTGGTTGATCCAGCACACTGGTCATACCGGGAATAACTTGCGTTGCTGGTGCTGGCATCCGTGGACCGGGCATACCGGCACCCGGTGCTGTTGGAGCAGCCGCAGGTGCTGTTGGAGTAGCACCACCCATCGTGACAGGAATTGCCTGCAATGTGCGTTTGTTGATGCCGACAAATGAACCATCTTCAGTTTGTTGCAATTCAAAACCGGGATTGGCCTTTTCAAACGCAAACTTCTGCTGCGCCAAACTCAACTGACCTTGTGATGTACGAAGCTGACTGCGACTGATGTCAAGGCGCTCGGCTTCACCGGGAGCCATCTGTTTGATGAACTCACTGCCTGGCACAACGGTAGCCTCGCCACCAAGTCCTGGTCTTGACATGACACGGCCACCAGTGCCTGTGTCTTGAGCAAAAGTGGTTGGCTTGTTCAACTCCATGAACTTTTCAGCACCCAGTTGTGCTTTTTGCACAAACGCGGCAAAACGGGCGGGGTCTTGGGCAGCGTCTATGATCTGCTGACGACCCATCTGCTCAGTAATTCCAAATGCTTGCAGCCGCTTTTTGATCACTGGGTCTCTGTGCGTGGCATCGTGAATTGCCATAGCATCTTCGGGTGTGCGAACACTTCCCCAAAAATTGCGAATCTGTTTCATCGACGTGTCAAACAACTCGTTTTCTGCTTTTTGCATCGCCAGCGGCTGCGCAGAAATCTCACCTTGAGTTTTTTGCTGCGTGAGTCTTTGAGTTTTGCGATCTTCTATTGCTTTGACAAAAGCAGAGTACGCAGGAATGTCGCCCGATTTCAACAGTGCATTTGCAATGGCTGTTTCATCAGACCCGGCTCCAGCAAGCGCGTTTGTTCGGGCAATGTCACGAGCCTCTCCACGCTGTGCTGCACCAAGTTGGTACTGAGCAAGGGCGTTTTGGTTCCCCGCTTGTTGGATCGCCATGACACGACCGTACTGAGCCAGCGGGTCTTGCAGTTCAACACCTCGCGTCGATAGTGCAATGTTAGGGTTCACGAGTGACATATTTAATCCTTAGGGTGCCCAAGTTCCGCCTTGTGACCAATCGCCGCCGCCTCCGCCGCCCCAAGAAGGAGCCATTGTGGGCATAAAATTGGTACTACTACCGCCGCCGCTAGACGATGGAAACATTCGGTTAAGCATTTGGCCTTGCATGTACATGTTGCTTGCACCGCCAAGAGCGCCAGTCAATGCATTGGATTGCCCTACGTAACCTGATGCGCGAGCTTGACCAGCAGCACCGATTGCTTGTCCTGCACCTGTCGCATAGTTTTGCCCCGCAGAGGCCAACTGGTTAGTTGACGTTTGCCCAACACCAGCCAACGATTGCAACGGGTTTAACCTACGGTCGCGTTCAATTCCGTAACGGTTAAATGCGTTCTGGTATTCCTGTGACGCCAAGTCTTGACCAAATCGCTGGATACCCTTCATGGCAGCGCCTGACAACAAGCCGCCACGGGCAGCAGCGGACCGTTCTAGTCCTTTCATACCTTCAGACATGCGGAAAGCATAGCCGGGGTCTTGTTGAAACTGGGCCATGCCAAAGTTTTGGTACTCGGTCAACGGAACCAGTTTGCTCAGTGCGTTGACACCCGCCTCACGAAATGGTGCTTGCAACTCAATGTTGCGCTCAAACATTTCTTTTTGGATTTCAGCAGCGCGGTCTGCTGCTGCTGCTTGCGTGGACGCTGCTTTTTTGGCACCCTGCCCAGCAATAGCGCCACCAAGGATTGCGGCACCGCCGCCAATAAGGGCTGCTGTTACAAAACTCATGGTTTCACCTCAATCTGCTGGTTTTTGACTTTATTGCCAATGGTAAACATCGAATTTGGATCGTCTTCCACTAACTCTGATTCTACTTCTTCAACCGTGTTTGACTCAACTCTGTGAAAAGTCATGCACAGCGCGTCTGTTTCTGCATACACGGCGCGTTTGGTTCCGGGGCTGCTGCACAGCAGCATTGGCCCAGTAATGGTCTGAACCCCATCGTCCGTGGTCACTTTGACAGTGCCCGAAACGATCATGTAGAAATGCTCTTTTTTGTGGACTTTGCCCACAATTAGGCATCCAGCAGGACGCCACACTTGACGGCAGTACATGCCGCCATGAAACACATGTTCCGTTGGCGGCTCGTATTGAGGGTGCTTAGAGATCTCGTCTTGCAACGCTGCAACACGCTCCGCAAGCGTTTGCGGTTTTGCAACAGCGAACCCCTCACCGTAAGTGACTGTCATTTGCATCAGGTCACCTCGCGGCCAGAAACCCGCATGTTGATGGCGGTGGCGGTTCCAGCGATTGTACTGATGAAGTCGCCAGGGTTCAAAACCTGCCCGACCAACTCGGGGAACGTGTAGACCTCGGACGGCTGAAGCGTTTTGGTCTTGGTGATCAGGTTGCTGTTGCCAGCAGAACCAGACACAGTGACCAAGTTGACCGAGATCGTGGCAGCACTGGCGCTGTAATTGGTCGCAGTGAACTTGTCGATGATCGTGGTCACGCCGGTTGCGGTGTACTGGGTTGTCTGACTGTTTGCAACATCTTTTGATGGCACAAGGTTTTTGACGGTGACTGTCATTGGATACCCCCGATATTGTTTGAGACTGTGAGAATGATAGACGGGATGCCGGGGACAGGTGCAGCCGCAGGCACGGAAAGAAGTTCAACACTTAGGCTGGTCGTTGAAAACATCATCTCAACGTAGTCGCCAGCGTTGAGGTCGAAAAAGTAGTTCAGTGACGAAAATATCTCAGCGTCATTGCCCTGAATCCTGATCTGGCTGGCGCTGTCTGGCACGTCTGTGCCGTTGAGTCGAAACCAGAAGTAGAACTCGGCTGTGCCGCCTGTAGTCTTGTCCAACTGAAACGAGGTGTCAAAGTTGTAGATGCCCGGTGTGTCCACGTACACCCTTGATGTCGGGGTGCCAAGATACACGCCATTGCTCAAGTCAGTGGTGTTGAACGTGATCGCCTTGGCCGTGTTGATCGTTGTCGCAGTCTGGGTCGTGGTGTCGTAGAACGATCCGTACCGTGAACGCTCAAACTGGCGCGGAGGCGGGGTCACTTGAAGACCCTCAATCTGCTTTTGCAACTCGGCTGTCAGTTCGGTGCAAGGGCACTCAATTTGCTTTTTCAACCCGTCGATCTGTTTTTGCAATTCGGCGATTTGGTCAAGTGCGCTTTCCTGACTTGGCTGTGTCTTGAGCGAATTAATGCTGATGACGATCTCGCCAAAGTCTTCTTGGGTGGGCATCGGTGGCCCCACTTGCAAGTCGGTCAGCGATGCCGTGTTCTGGCCGCTGCCGGTCAACACGAACAGACTTAGGAAAAAGCGATACCACTCACGCGAGACAAGGCCGGTCTTCGGGTCCAGCAGAGGAACCCGAGGAGGCGTGATGTTGGTAAGTTGCGCGGTTGCCATTACGATGCAGTCGGACTGAGAATAAGTTCAGCGCCCATGATGGCGATCTTCACGGGGTCGGTGCCTGACAACTCGTACACCCGGTCACGCAGCTTAAGCGTCATGCCCAAGCGCCTCCAGAATGTACGGCGTCCGTAGGCACCGATCGGACCCAAAGATGTCCAGTGCTCGTTAGACCATGTGTGCCCACCGTCATCGCTCCAGCGCAGCATGACCTGGGGGTCGCTGCCCTGCGTGATGGCTGTTTGCTGTTCCGCAATAAGTTTGTCACCAGCTTCGGTGACTAAATAATCACCTTCTTGAGTTTGCAGGTAAATTGTTTCAGCAATCATGCTGCCTGTTAAACCAACACCTGCTTCACAGTTAAGCTGAAGGCTGTGCTGCGCAGTGCGCTTAAAGTTGTTCTGACCCGTAGGCAGTGCCCGCCATGTGCGATACCACTTTTGAATCTGGCCGTTGTCTGAGTAATCCTCAAGATCAAAAGCGTAGATGTTGCCAGTCTGGAAGTCGCCCACCACGATCTCGTTGTTAAACGCCATCTGGCAGTTGCTGCGGTGACGGGTAAACTGCCCGTTCTCAAACCCAGCCCTCTCGTGCCATGCCTGCGTTGCCACGTCATACACCCATGTGGTGTTGGCCGATGGGAAGATCAGCACATAGAAAGCGTGACCGTCTTGCTGGTACGTGTACCCAAAGGCGTCAGTGATGTCGTTGTACTGCTGGATTTGCCACTCGACAGCGTGTGTTGAGATGCGGGTGCCCGTGTAGCCGTTGGCCCGGTAGACGATGCCCTTGCCACGGGCGTCAGAACCCAGCCAGAACACGCCATTGTCGAGTTTGGCAAGCGAGTAGGGGGAGATGCAGCCAATCTCGTTGAAAGCGCCTTGGATGCGCTGCAACGGGAAGTCTGCCGTACCGGCGTTGTACCAAACCTCAACCGAGTTGGTGCCCAGCACCCACACCTCACGGTGGTCAACGATCAAGGCGGTTATGTCGTCAGGCGCACCTTCGGCGCTCACAAAGTCCAGCGGGTCCACGGACAGGCCGTCCAGCAGGCTGGTGATCCAAAGGCGCTGGCTGTTTGGCTCGTTGAACACAAAGTAGCCGTCCAGATAGCCCACGCTCACTGCGCCGGGAAAGTCCGGGTCGGTGATCTGCTGGAACACGTTGGTCGTGTTGTTGTAGATGTAGCTTGGCCCGTTGGCTGCAATGAACACTTGGTTTCCATTGTCAGCGATGCTCACGGGGCCAGTGCCTGCCACGGTGCCCAGCAAGGTGGGAACGTAGTTTGTGTCGATCTTGAAGAACTGGTTGCCCGATACAACAAAGGCCGTGGTGCTGTCAGGCGCAAAATCCCACAGGCCACGGATTGGACCGTTGCCGATTGACGCCAGCAGGCGCAGCCCTGGCGCACGGTTCAGAAACGCAGGCTCTAGTCCACCCTCGGGGATGACCTCGGGGAACAGGTTGACCATGCGGGCATCCGCAGCGTTGATGCTGCGGGTGACGTAGGATGAACCGAGGATGGGCGTCTTCATCAGTAGTTTCCAGCGTAGATGTTGAAACGCTGACGATTTGACACCAGTGCGTAGGGCATGGACATCACATCGTATGGGTTGTTAATGCGCTTGAGGTTGCGCTTGCTGGTCATGGCGATGCGCTGCACCTGCGGGCTTGGCTCCACGCCAAACTCAGGTGCAATCTCCATTGCCAAGTTGTAGGCAAAGGCCCGCATGTAACCTGGGGGAAAGAACAACTCGGTTGCCAGCAAGGCAGGTTGTGTCAATTCTTGCACCGAGATGAAGTGCCACTCCAGCAACTGCGTTGGCCGGGGGTAGATGTACATCTCCACGTTGGGGAACGTGTTGTTGATGAAGATCACCTGCGGGAAGGTCGATGTCGATGTCTTGACAGCAATCCCGTTGTACTGGTCTTGGTTGATGATTTTGATGCCATACGACACGCCACTGGGGGCACGGAAGTAGGTGCCATCATCAAGCTGGATTGGGCGGTTGCCCACAAAGTCACCAGAGGGGCCAAGGGTCTGTTTAATCTGGCCCACGGGCCAGTTGAACACTTGGTCTTGGGTGCAGAACACAGACAGACGCTCGGTGTTCCACGAGTCGATCATCTGGTTCATTGCAGTCAAGGCATCCTGACTGGTAGCCGCTGACGCCGTTTCACCTTCGGCAAGAATACCAAGCAGCCTGAGTGCTCGGTTGATCTGGTCGCCCGCGGTATAAGCCATGTTATTTCCCTTCGGATTCGTCGCTTGCCGAAGTCAAAAACGATGGGACTTCGTTGGGCTGTTCGACAGGTTGATCGGTCACTTTGCGAGTGTACTTGCGTTTTGGCGCTTCGACTACCGGCTCAGATGCCACCTCGACAGGTGTGTCAGGATTGTACCGTGTCCAGCCGTTTTTTTCATCCATCTCAATTTCAGCCTCGTTGGTAGCAACTTTGGCACCAAACTCAGGGTGTACGAGGACAATGTTCATTCAAATCTCCATGTGAAAACGGGGCCGAAGCCCCGTTTTACCAGTTGCTCAAGAATTAAGCAACGCGATAGATTGAGTACGCTGCGTCACCTGTTTTGCGGAAACGGAACGTACCAGATGTGTTGCTGGTTTTGGTCAGCGAATCTTGGATCGTGTCGTTACCAACAAGGGTGTTGCCCGTGCCAGCGGTGAAGACCACATCGTTTGCTGCATTGTCACCAAGGTTGATGAAAGCGCAGTCAAATGTTGAGCCAACTTTAAGGCTAGGGAACGCAGCGTCAAGCAATGCGCCTGTGGGGAATACATAGGCTCCAGCGTCTGTGCCGCCTGAGTCCATGGTACACACACCAGCAGCCAAATTGTCTGCTGTGATGGTGACAGCCGCGCCAGTCAATGCAACGGGTGCGCTGGTGTTGGAAAAACTGATTTCGCCAAGATTGCCGTCACCAACTTGGTAACCGCCTGCGCCGTTTGGGAGTGCCATGATAATTTCCTTTTAAAGTGGTTTGAAAGCAGGGGCCGAAGCCCCCGGTTCGATTTAGCCGAAAATGCGGCAAGCCATTTGTGGACGGATGGTGTTGAAACCATACAAAACGTCAACACGGCAAGGCATACGGTCGTTGTTGATGTCGTACTGACGAACAACACGCAGGCTGATACCGTTGTGAACGGCACGGCTTGCCATGTCAACGCCTTGTGGCAGCAACAGGTCAGCAGTGGCGAACGCGATGGCATCCTTGTGGTACACCAAGTTCTGGGGGAACGAACCACTAGCGGCACCAACGAAGATCACAGCCTTGCCAGTCAAAGGCAAACTGACCATCGTGCACAGGGCGTTACTGGCCGAGTACATTGGGGCAACAGTCACAGTAGCTGTGGTAGTGCTGGTGGAGGACGAGATCGCCACGAACTGGAACAACGAACCTGTGGACTCACGAGTCTGTGGATTGGCTGCAAAGCAGTCAGCGATTGTGAACACGTCACCGGGGTTGATGGTTTCACCAGAACCGACAGTCAATGTCAGAGTGGTTGCGCCTTCAGCAGTCACGCTGGCACCAGTGGTGTTGCCAGTAGCAGCACGGGTGCCGCAAGTGTGGACCTTGATCGACTGGCTCATGTTGACTTCTTCGTAGCCCAACACTTGCTCACCCATCATGCCGTTCTTGAACTGGCGCGAGATGACATCTGTGGGGTTGAAGAAACCAGACAGGCCGTTCACCAAAGCAGCGTTAGCGGCAGGGTTCACGGTAGCGTAGCGAGGCGACATGGTGGCGGCGTTCTCGTTCAGCTTCTGCTGGGCTTGCAACAGCACTAGGGCGGTCGATGGGGCATTGCCGGGGGAGCCGACAGAGTTACCGACCAGCTTGTATGCGTTGGCAACGTCAGCGTCCACGGTAGAGGCCAACTGGCTGATACGTGGCTTCAAGACACGCTCTGCGAAGTCGTCCATCTGCATGGTCAATTCAGCGGATGTGAAGTTGATGCCGATGTGCTTTTGGCTGGAAACAGTCAAAGTGGTGAACTGTTCGTTGTCGTCCTGAACTTGCAGGGCGGCACCGTCAGTGACCAAAGCACGGTCGGGCAAACGGATACGCAGTGTGGAACCGATCTTGGCACCTGAGACAGCGAAGCTGTCGTCGTACTGACGGTTCACGTTGCGGGTGATCACCAAGTTGTTCTCGAGGATTTCGAGCGACTTGCGGGTGATCATGTCAATGGTAAGGATCGAATTGCTCATGATGATGATTTCCTATTTAGCGGTTGCGGGTTGCCCGTGCTTTGTCGATTTGTCTTTGGCGCTCGGCAGCAATCCAGTCCGATACATTCAGTGTCTTGGTAGACCGAGGATCG